ATATAATACATTCTGTATTAGAAAATACTATTTCTTCAGAGTTACCACTTTCATTAGATGAAATGAAAATGAGTTATGAAGAGCATAAGGCATCTTTTGATCCAACTAATATCATACCCAAAGATCTGATAGATGTTGGGGATATATTATTGGAAGAATTTTATGATCAAAATCAGGATAGAATTTTTAATGTACATGCAAAAGAAATAGGCTTTAACTTTATCATAGGAAACTATTCTATAATTGGTTTCATAGATAGAATAGACGTGATAGGAGACTCAGTACATATAGTCGACTACAAAACTGGCAAAAGAGAAGTTGCACTTAAGAACGTGTCTACCAATCTGCAAATGGGAATTTACGCTCTAGCTGCATCTGTCATGTTCCCTGAAAAAGAGATAACAGCCTCCCTACACTATCTTAGAACCAATAGGCTTAAGTCCCATACATATTCGGAAGAAGATCTCTTAGAGATTAAGAAGACGCTTGTAGATAGAATAAACGTCATAGTGCAAGATGACAATTTTTTACCTACTTCAAATGAACGAGTATGTTCCTTCTGCGATCACTCACAAAGTGGGGCCTGCGGTATTGGAGCTATAAGGTTAAAGAAGTTTAAAAAAGACATATAAAAAAACCCCCGTACATTTCTGTACGGGGGTTTTTTGTTTATATATTATTAATTAAAACTGGCCTACAGGGTCTAACTGTGATGAGGTGATGAAGTCAAAGTCAGACTCAACAACGATCTTCACTGCTTCGCTGTGATCAAAACCAAGAACCGTAAGGTCCTCGATAACTGACTCGTTAATTGACTGGCTCATACTGTTAATGATTGTGTTTAATGTGTTCATGATAGATACTCTATCACCTTTCTGCCCTATTGGCAACTTTTTGTGGTTATTGTTTGTATTTATTTAAAATATAAAGTATAATAGTTGTACGCTTGACAGAGATAAGGATAGCACCATGACAACAGAGATTTCCACTCCTGAGCAATATTTTTTTTGCAGGACAAAAATGAAATCACACCCAGACTTTAAGAAGCTAGTCAGTAATGCTATCGAAATGGAAGTTTTGAAGGAAGAAAATAAGAATCAGAGGGGAAATGCCTACAGAAATACCAAGAGTGGACTAAGGGAAGATCTTGGCATCTCCATGAGATCTAATTGGGAAGCCAATATAGCCAGGATATATAACGCATACAAAATAGAATTTGAATTTGAACCAAAAGTTTTTACTTTTCCAATAAAAAGGCGGAACAAAAGGGTACACTCCAGATTTTTATTTACCAAAGGTCGATGAGTGGATGGAGGTAAAAGGCTACCTCGACGATAAGAGTAAGATAAAGCTTAAAAGGTTTAAGAGATATTACCCAGATGAGTTTAGTAAGCTGACTTTTATTTGCAGTAAGTATTCTACTGCAGCAAAAAACTTTGCTCAAGAGATAGGAATACCTCAAGTAGTCTTCTATGAAGACATAAGAAATTTTTATATGGACAAGATTCCATATTGGGAAGGAAAGTAATGTCAAATTACAAGGAGCAATATTATAATTTAGAAGAAAACGAAATGCAAGAGCTGATAGCTAAGGCTAAAAACGGTTCAGAAAAATCACAACAGGAGCTATTAAAAGTTTTTAATAACTTTTTAACCAAGTACGTAACAATGTTATACCATGGAAAATACAACTTCAATGACTATGACATAAGAAGGTTCATGTCCCTCTTCGTGAAGGACAACTTTATAAGATTTAATTTAATGAAGAACAAATTGAATCAAGCCGGATATAAGCACGTAAACGAATGTATGCGACGGAATAAACTATATGACAAAAAGATACTGTACAGATGAGGATGTTAGACAGACAGTCCAAATGACGTTCTTTCAATGCATTAGTCGATACGAAAAAAAAGATTCAGAAAAAGGACCAATTCCCTTCAGTGCATTTCTTTATAGCTACTTCTTTTATCTTCTTAAAAAGAATGTAGATACGTTTTTGATTGACCAATTAGGAAGGAAGAGTTTTCCGCTGTATAATGGTAGTGATTACAATGATGAAGATGGAAACTCTGCCCCTATACAAGGCGTTAACATCGATCAAATAGACTACGCTGTTACAGATTTAATTTTTTCTGACAACGTAGATGAGTTTTGGATCTTAGGAGAAGATACTCAACCACCTTTTTGTTATCTAACAGTTCAGGAAAGGCAGTTAATAAAATGGAAATATGTAGATGGAAAGAAATCTTCTGAAATAGCTGCTAAAATAACAGAGCACCCAAATACTGTTAGAGAACACATTAGTAAAATAAAACTAAAGATAAAAGAAATATTATTTTCAGAACGGAATGGAAGAGTTCCTTTTGATAACAAACATAGAAAGAGAATGAATTGGATACCAACGACGATCTATTAAATGGTCTATTTAACTTTTTAAATCCTCAACTGCAGGAGATAGTTAATGCATTCTCTAAGTCAGAAGATCTAGATAAGTACTTCATAGAAATACCAGATGCAAACTACGTAGATCTAACCATCAATGATTTAGCTTCCCTGGTTGCTAGATCATCTAATGTTTACGGAAGAGCTGCTAGGTTTGCCGGAATTGCTAGAGCTCAGTACAAGCTATTGGAGGCTAGGTACAAGAGAGTATACAAGGCCAATAGAGTTGGCAAGAACGAGGCTGAGCGAGAAGCAGCTGCTATAGCTGCTGCAGAGAAAGAATATATGGCCTTAACAGCTGTTGAGTCAGTTGTCCAACTAGCTGAATCGATGGAGGCTGCTGCAAGAATATCTTCCGAGTCTTCGAGAAAACTGATAGACAAAGTTCAGAACATGCAGATAGCAACATCTAGAGAAGACAAAGGGTTTTTGTCTGATAAAGATTTTAGTACGTTTTAGGAGACACCATGTATATAGGACACTATAAGTCCGTTAATTCTAGTGAAGAATTTTATTCTTCGATTAGAGAAAATTTAGATTTTCCAACTCAGGCAGAATATAATAAGTCCAGATACCTATTGCAAGTAACATACTCAGTACCTTCTGAGTCTATGGAGAAAAGAATTATTGCCAGAGCAAAAGAGTTGGGGATACCAACTAATATAAAAGTAGACTAGGTATTGTGTGAGTATTGAAGTTTTTTGCGATGGAGCATCTAGGGGGCAAGGTCAAAAAAAAGTTGGAGAAGCTTCATGTGCAGCTGTTGTCTATAAGAATAGAAAAAAAGTTGCACAGTTTGCCAGAGGCTTAGGCCCTAGGTCTAATAATGAAGCAGAATATGAAGCAGTTATAGCAGGGCTATTGATGTGTTCTATGTCAGATCTAAAAGACCCAATAATATATACCGACTCAGCTGTAGTTGCAAACCATATCTCCGGTCAATGGAAGTGCAAGAACGCTGCTTTACTTCCATTGTTAATGACCGTCGAGGATATCAAACAGGAATACCCATTTAGGGTTCTCCAGGTTCCTAGGGCTTTTGTTTGGGAAGCAGATATGTTAGCCAATGAGTTTTTGGATCAACTAAAAGAACGAAAAGCACAAAACACAGATAAGTAAGTGGTATAATATCAGTATTATGTTAGAGCATTTTAAAAAAGAACAACCAATTATAATAGGACTAGCCGGTAAAGCTGGTAGTGGTAAGACTTCTGTAGCTGAACACCTTGTCCCCAAGGGCTCTATAGACACTTCTATGCACGGGGTAAAGTGGGATCATATATTCTATGCGCTACCTCTATATGAACTGTCTTCCATTAAAAGATCCATAATGGGGATGAACCAAAATAATAGACAACTTTATGCGATACACGATGTACTGTTTGATATGTATGGGGGCTCTCCGTTAGGCACAATGCCCGGATACGAAGACATTGTGGATAGAACAAAACAGATATATTCTCTTAACATAGAGCCTGAAGGATACAAGCCTAGATCATTCCTTCAAAAAGCGGGAGACATATGCAGAAATGGTTTCGAAGACTGCTTTGCCAGATGGGGTGTGTCAAAGTCTCTTAAGTTATACCAGTCTTATTATAAGTCTTTACCAGAAGACGAAGAAGAACTCCCTTTTGCAGTTATTATTTCTGACGTAAGATTCTTAAATGAAGCGGAGAAGATACTAAACCAACCAAATGGAATAGTTATATGCTTTGACGCTGATCAACAAACTTTAGATGATAGAATTCTCAAAAGAGACGGAAGACTTATGAGCGAAGAACAAAAAAACCATAAGTCTGAACAAGAAATGGAAATGGTACAAAGAGTGGCGACACACACTATACACACGAATAATATGACAGTTCAGGAACAAGCACTAGAAACACTTAAAGTTATTGGCCTACTAAAGGATCAAAATGCCTAAGGTAAGTCAAAACGCACACGAACAATCAATAGACTCTCCAATAAACCAGGTGGTAAACTTAATGGCTCAAGAAGTAACAATATCAACAAATCCAGTATTCATATGTGGCGTAAACCGCAAAATTAATATTGGCAATTTTGAAAACATAGACGTATATGCAGGGGTAACAATACCTTTGGTGAATATAGATCCATCGGATAAGGAAGCTTTGTCTGAAGCAATTAAAGAAGCTGCTGCAGATGGCTTTGCTTTAGTCTCTAGAGAAACTGGCGAACGCTATACTTTGATTAAAGATTCTCAGCAGGGAAAATAATATTGTCCAATACTTGCTTTTTGTAAAAAAAGAGTGTATTATAAAGGTTGAATTAATTCAACTTATTACAAGAGGTAAAAATGATCAAAAAGTTAGCTAACAAATTAAGTTCTCTTCTTCTTTCTTTAAAGAAAAAGAGCCCTGAATCTACTCAAGATAAAGCCATCAACTCTATTATTGATAGAGCTACAAAGGACATCACAGATGTTGCAAAAGTAGCTGATGAGGCTGTTTCTAAGGTTGCTAAAACAGCAACCGAAGAAGGCAAGAAGGTAGCAAAAGCTGTTGAAACAAAGGTTCCAAAAGCTGCCCCTAAAGTTAAGCCTACTACCGAGGCTACAAAGCCTAAGGGTAGACCAAAGAAGAGCGCTTAATCTTAATATATTTAAAGACCCCCTTAGATTTAAAAGTTTAAGGGGGTCTTTTTTTTGTTACTATACTACTTATGTCTAAAGCTCAATTCAGAAGAATAATCAAGGGCAATTGGTCCAATACTAATGAGCAAAAAAGGGAAGACTCTAATGAGTCTGAACAGGAACAAAATAGTAATAGCTCCACAGAAGAAGATGTAGCCACTAATTAAGTCAGAAGAAGAAGTAATGACGATAAAAAAAATAATTCGAATAAGCGGTTTTAATTATGCAACTAAACCAAAAATGGGTACTAGCAATGTATTCAACGGTTTGTTTTTAGGTGCTTACGGAGAAAAGAAAATAGCAAAAGCTTCTAAAAAAGAACAAACAAAAATGAAAGGCAAAACCAAAAATGGCAAAACCAAAAATGGCAAAAGCAAAAAGTAGCTCTGCACAAAAGGGTGGAGCAGCTCTACAGCCAGACTCAGGTTTCATGTATGGGACAATGCCTAACGCCTCAGCCCCAAAAGCTGCTGGTAAAAACAAAAAAGTAAACTCTAATTAAGGCAACGAGATGGAACCAACTATTGCCGTTGCCTTGATTGCTGCTTTAGGTGCTATTTTAGCCTCTTTAGTGCAGAGGGGCAGAAAAGAAAATAAAGATGACCACAACGTGGTGGCTAATTTGCTCGTAGGCGTAAAGGATGATATCATTCAATTACACCACAAAATTGATCATGTAGATGATCAAGTAGACAAGGTCGATGACAAAATAGATATGCATATTACATGGCATCGGAAAACAAAAAAAATAATACTAGTATTAAACTAAGGAGAAATAAAATGGCAATGAAGAAAGCCTCAAGTAAAATGGGTAAGGGTGGCAGTTTGTCAGCCCCAGATCCAGCAGTAAGTGCCGGTCAGGCAAAGCAGGGTGTTCGCCCTATCAAGGACACCAAAGGTAAGAACATCGAAAAAAAGGGTACTTCGGCTCCTAAGCCATCAGTAAGTACTGGTCAGATGAAGGTAGCTAAGCGTCCAATCAAGGACACTAAAGGCAAAGTAATAGGCTGATAATACATAAACCATAATATTTGGTTTACATTAAAAATTTATATGGAGGTGGTACTATACTTGTATCACCTCCATATATCTTTATAACAGGAGTAATAATGGCATCAAAGAAGAATTGGATCCAGGGAGCGATTAAACGACCAGGAGCCTTTACTGCTAAAGCTAAAAAAGCTGGCAAATCAGTTGCAGGAATGGCAGCAGCTGTTTCAAAGAATCCAAGTAAATATAGTCCAAGAACTGTCAAGCAAGCAAACCTTGCTAAGACGCTTAGAAAAATAAGTAAAGGAAAATAAAATGGCTGCAAAGAAACCAAAATCATCCGTCTATAACAATGCTAACAAAACACTAGACAGAAGCATGGATGGCTCAAAGGGCACTCCAAAGGCAAAGAAGTATGAGCGTGAGGCATCAGATGCTAAGACGTTCAGCTCAAAAATTAAAACAACAAACAAAAAGAAAAAGTAGGATAATATTATGGCAATGAAAAAAACTTCCGCAAAAAAAATGATGGCTAAGCCAGCTGCTAAACCAGCAGCTAAAATGGGTGGCATGACTGCAGCACAGAAGCAGCTTCCTCCTTTTATCCAAAAGGCTATTGCAGCTAAAAAAGCAAAGAAAAAATAATATTACTCAAGGAGATATACTATGGGATTGTTTGGTCAAATGTCAGGATTTTCCTCAGGGGGAATGGGATATGCAGAGCAAGAAGCACAAAGGGTAGCATCGCAAAGGCTTGGTAGATCTTCTGGTGCTCAAGCAGGAGTAGCTAGAGTAGCTAGAACAGTAGGTAGATCTTCTGGTGCTAGATCCTCAATGCAACCGATGGGACGTACTGGAAAATTGTTTACAGGATTCATGAAGGCCTTTAAATCAATGGGACCGATGGGCTGATATGGCTAAGTCTCCAACATGGCAAAGAAAAGCAGGCAAGAATCCTAAGGGTGGACTCAATGCTAAGGGCAGAGCATCTTATAATAGAGCCACAGGTGGAAACCTTAAACCACCAGTGTCAGCTAAACAGGCTGCTAAGTCTCCCAAATCCGCTGCACGTCGCAAATCTTTTTGTGCACGAATGAGCGGTATGCCGGGTCCTGCAAAAAAACCTAATGGTAAGCCAACTCGTAAAACATTGGCACTAAGAAAATGGGATTGTTAATATTATGGCAAAGGTAAACAAGCCAACAAAAGCAGCCTTGTGGTCTTCAGCAAAATCGCAAGCTAAGTCTAAATTTGATGTGTATCCTTCAGCCTATGCTAATGCTTGGGCTGCAAAGAAGTATAAGTCAATGGGTGGAACTTGGAAAACTGTTTCGGCTAAAAAAGCAACAAAGAAAAAGTAGTATAAATAATGGCGTGTTGGAAGGGCTATTCTGCTAAAGGCATGAAGGTAAAGGGTGGGAAACTAGTTCCTAACTGTACGCCCACTAAGAAGCCTAAGCAGTCAAAGAGTGGAAAGAAATAATTATGACAGGCCCTAAAGGTGTCGGATTAACTAAATGGTTTGACCAAAAATGGGTTAACATTGGTGCCCCCAAAAAAGATGGAAAGCTTCAACCATGTGGCACATCTGGTGCTGGTGGATCCGGGTATGCAAAATGCGTACCTGCTGCTAAAGCTGCATCTATGAGTTCTTCTCAGAAAAAAAGTGCGGTAACTAGAAAAAGAAAATCAGGAACCCCAGAAAAGGGAACCAAAGGTCAATCTCCTAAAAATGTTTCTACCTTTGTCAAAAGCCCTAAAAAGAATAAGTAAGATGGAAGAAGAATCCTTTAGCGGTTTTATGCCGATGATAGAGCAAATAAACCTGACTAAAGAAACATCTATGTTGAGCACTGAGGGTGACCTTACTCACGCGCATACTTTTACAATTAAAACAAGAGATGGAAATGTAAACGTATTCAGTATAACTAACAATGATCTTATGCGATTATTCTTTCTAATTAATAAAGTCATAAGCGACACTTAATAGAAATGCGTGCTATTTTTTTTCTATTAGTATTTTTGATGTATCTATCCTTTCTTTGGAAAAAATAATCTGATATAATATATGCATGAGCGAACAAACATGGACATGGCTTTTATTTTTCATGGAATTAATAGGAGTTTATGGTGGCTATCAGGTAGGCAACAAAAAATGGCAAGGTCATTTGATTGTCGCTTTACATTCTATTCCTTGGGCTGTTTACTCTATTATATTTAATAAGCCAGGATTTATGGCTATGTGGATTTTGTGGCAGTGCGTGCACTGGAGAAATATGTTTAGATGGAGAAAAGACAATGCAGAGTAAAAAAGTATCAGTTATATTAACAAGTTACAATAATCCAAAATATATACGTAGAGCTATAGAATCAGTCATCAATCAAACATATGATAACTTTGAATTAATAATAGCTGACGATAATTCTTCTCACAAAGAAGTGATCGACATCATACAGGAGTACATTGCATACAAGAACGTTGTAGCTTTTAACTCAAACATAAAAGAGGAAGACAGACTAAAGACTGCTAGATATGCTACTCAAATAAATACAGGAGTAAGAGATGTATCCACTGGCGAATATCTTATGTATTTAGCAGATGATGATTATTTCTATCCAACAATGCTAGAGAAGATGATGTCTTATATAGGCAAAACTAATCATGATGTTGTCTTTTGTGCGCAACATGTAAAAGACATTGATGACAATATAGATGGTGGCGGAATTGATGGTAGAGGCATTAGGTACTTTAGCGAACCACTATTGCGAGGTGCAGATAGACTAGATCATAATCAAGTCATGACAAGCCGAGCAGCGTATGACGCAGTAGACGGATGGAACGACGAAGAGTGGTGTTGGCCTGGAGCAGATTCAGTTTTCTATGACAGACTAGAAAAAGCTGGGTATATTTTTTATCCGATAGATACCGCTGAACCTCTTCAGGCTAAAATGTATAGAGAAAATTCAATTCAATGGAATATGGCAAATGGTTTGAATGCAGTGGGAAATGAGATCATAAATGTCAACTAATTTTTGGGCTGTAGGTATGGCTAAAGATGAGGGAGATATCATCGACCATACGATGTATCACCTTGCTGCAAACGGTGCTGCAGGAATAATAGTCGCGGACAACCTTTCAAAAGATAACACTAGAGAAAAAATGGAAGAAGCAAAGCAAAACATTGCTAAATTCAACCCTAATATACAGGTTATAATTCTAGAAGATAATGTTGTAGCTTATACTCAGTCTGATAAAATGACCAACCTAGCTTCTATGGCAAAAGATCACGGCGCTCAATGGGTCATACCTTTTGATATTGATGAGATCTGGCACGCGCATGATAAAACTCTGCATGATGTTTTTGAATTACTAAATCAAGATGGAGTAGATGCATATAGGGTTCTTTACACAAACCATTCGATTACAGAATTTGATGAACCTGGATTATCCCCTTTTCATTCAATTCAATGGAAGTGGAATTTGCCCACAAATCACAAGAGTTGTTTCAAATTCAGAGATGGCGATAGCTTTGTAAGAATTTCAAATGGAAATCATTTTGTTCAACACAATGGCTGGGACATCGGCTCCAATATTAAGACTGCACTAGATGATTATGGTCATGATAAAATTGTTTTTGGCCCTCAGCTTATAGAGATTAGACATTTTCAATGGAGATCTTTAGATCATTTTATGAAAAAAATATTAAACGCATACGAGTCATGTAAAGCTCTTGGTCCTGGAGCTGATCTTTATAATGGTGCAGCTTGGGCAGAGCATTTCAAGATATATGAGTCAGATGGAATAGAAGGTTTAACTAGCTTCTATGAAAAAAACATATTAGTAACTGGAGATACTGGAACTTTAATTCACGATCCCGCACCAATAAAGGAACTAACATTGTGAATAAAATATCATTAGTAGTAATAACTGACGGAAGACAATCTTGCATAGAACAAACTATAGATAAATTTAATGAAATTATTAAATATGATTTTTTTGAAAAGTTAATAATTAATGACTCTGGCGATCCAAGATATCATAATTTTTTGGTTAATAGATTTCCAGGGTTTAATATAGTATCCCATGAACAAAGAAGAGGATTAGCTGGAGCAGTCCAATCAGCTTGGAGTTCCGTTAATCCAGAAGTAGATTATGTTTTTCATTTAGAGGATGACTTCTTATTTAATAAATCAATAGACATAAATCATATGGCTTTATTATTAAGACAGAATCCACATCTTGTTCAAATGGCTTTAGTGCGTGCATCGGTTAATCCCCCTGAAGAAGCAGTAGGTGGATTTGTATTTCAACACCTTGAAGATTATTACCAGGAAGAAGATTACTTTGAGCATGGTCGATTATTTACATTAAACCCATGCTTATATCCTATGTCTACGGTTAAGATGGATTGGCCAGATCACGGCGGTGAATCTGAGTTTACAACAAAAGTACATTCTATAGATAAAGATTATAGATTTGGATTTTATGGAAACATCTACGATGAACCATTGGTCACTCACATAGGTGGGAGAAGAAGTGAAGGCTGGTTTTTGTAATGACAAATAATATAGTTGTAAATAAAAATAATTTATCTTTTACCGTAGAAGATAGCGCAGAACTGCACCAAGAGAAGGGATATAATTTTTGGTTAGAAAAATACTCTTCTTGGGAGCCAGGAACATTTAAAGTTTTAGATACTTATTTATCAAAAGATAAAGATTACTTGGACATAGGAGCCTGGGTTGGACCAACGGCTATATATGGATCTATTCTCTCTAGAAAAGTAATTGCCGTTGAGCCAGATCCTGTAGCAAATAAGATCCTGCAAAAAAATATAGATCTTAATTCAATTAAAAATATAGAGGTGATAAATAAAGCTGCTTCAAAGTTAGAGGAGGCTTTTTTGGAGTCTAATCATTTTTTTGGCGACTCGATGACTAGAGTTTCAGAAGTCAATGCAGGGTCAAATGCTATCGCAACAATAGGATTAGATACATTGATTTCTATGGGAGATTTTTCTCTAATTAAAATTGATATCGAAGGACATGAATTTAGTCTAATTAAAGAATATATAAATACATTAAACGAATGCAAGATACCACTTTTGCTATCCGTACACGCTCCATTCTTTGACAATGGTAAACTATTAATGAAAAATCTCATCAATGATATGTCGAGTGTAAAGTCAATCTTAAATGAAGATGGTGAAGAAATTGATAAGAAAACTATAAGTAATAGTTTTGGATCATATTTGTTTATTTGGTGACCATATGGACTTAGTTATTATTGGAGCTGGTGGACATTCTAAAGACTTAGAATATTTAGCTTCTTCTGATAAGTATGAATACTGGAATGTTATAGGATACTTAGATGATGATCCGTCTGTAGATAATAAGAATCTACTTGGCAATATATCTTTTGTACATTTTTTATTAGACAAATATCCATATTTAAAATATACAATAGCTATCAACTCTTCTGTGATAAGAAGAGAAATAGAATCAAAAATAAATAGACTTGATCGAGCAGCAAACCTAATACATGAAACAGCTGTAATCGGAACACAATGTAAATACAAAAATGGTCTTACAATGGGACCGTATTCCGTTTTAACTACTAGAGTGAACCTTGGTCAACATGTACATATAAATACCGCTGCGTCCATTAATCAATCTAGTACGATAGGGGATTATTGCACTGTTAGTCCTGGAGCTAGAATCTGTGGAGATGTCAATGTGGGCGAAGCTACTTCTATAGGGGCAGGTAGTGTTATAATTAACTTTAAAAATGTAGGGAAGAACTGCACACTAGGAGCAGGAACAGTCGTCATAGATCACATAGGCGATAATGCTACAGTCGTTGGCGTTCCCGGTAGGGAGATAAAAAGATTTGGGGAATACATTTAGGCATTACTATATTGCTATATGAACAAACAAGTAAGGGAGAAAAAATGACTCATCCAGTAGAAAAAATGATCATACCAAAAGAGTTACAAAACGTAGAAAACGGCAAGCTTAAGCCAAATCAGCTTGCTAAAGTTAAATGTGGCGGTCAAATGTGGGCAAAGGCAGCTAAAGCCTTCAATGCACTCTATGACGAAGCTGCTAAAGCAGGACACAAGCTACAAAACATTGGAGATTATCGTCCACTTGAAGCACAGCTTTCAATGTTTATGTCACGCTATGCTGATAAAAAAACAAAGCGTAACCCAGAAATTACCCGTAAATATGATAACAAGGTCTGGTACCTCAAGGAGGGCATGAGCCCATCTGGAACTCCTGGAACATCAAATCATGGTCTTCGGATTAGCTATTGACTTAAATATGCAAGACGCAAAACGATATAAGTGGATGTGTGAAAATGCTCCAAAGTATGGTTTCTATTTGCAGGGTGCACCGACAAAAGAAGGTAAGCCTAATCCAGAGTATGAAGCATGGCATTGGCAGTACTGTGTTGGAGATAAAGAACCACTAGCGTTTGCAGGTGGAGCTCCAGCAGCAGGAGAAATTGCCGAGGTACCAATGAGAGATAAACTAAATGTTGGTGCAACTGGTGAAGACGTTAAGAGACTACAATCAGCTCTTAAGAACGCTGGCTTTTATGCAGGTGAAGCAAATGGTACGTATGATGCCGCAACTGGTGAAGCTGTTCGTAAGCTAAAGGGAGTCAACGGATTAAACGATGACACAATTGCAGGTGGAAAAGTATTTGCAATACTAGACATTGACTGATACAATAAGTCTCACGGAGGCCGACGTTCAACCCCAGTAGAGAAATCTACTGGGGTTGTTCCCTTTTAGGCCGCCAATTTTATTATCTCTCCCTTACTATATGTAATGTCTACCTGGAGGGGTAATGAAAAGAATAAAACCACGTAAAGGATCTTGGATTCTAGCTGTACTTTTTGCGTTCGTATTTGCATTTCCATCTTCCTCAAAAGCAACTTCAGAGCCCCGGACTTCAAGTAACTGTTTATA